GGGTCTAAAAACTTATTTGCTAAAGCTTCTATTTGTCTAGAAGTTCTTTCAAGCATTACATTCTTACTTTGAGGAAGTTTTTGATTATCCCAAGAGTCTTTTAAATACATTCTTGAAAATGAAACAGATTTTTTACCTACATCTTTAAGGCCCATCCCAGTATCAATAGAAATATCAGCTTCATCAACTAACTCTCCTGTAATCCTATCTACATACTGCTCTGGTTTTAACTTTAAAATATTATCTATTTCTAATTCATTATCTTTTAATTGTTTTTGAACATCTAATAGCTCTGTTTTTAGGTCACTTCGTCTGAGTTTGTCAATTTTTTTATCCTTGAGTACATCTGATATATCAGACTGTCTTTGCTCTAATGATGCAGCTTTATCAGCTAATTGAACTAATTGTTGAGCAGTTTTAGTATGTACCTCTTCTTTTGCTGGGTCAACAGCTCCAGGTAGAACAGCTTTTTCATCTAATTTTACTCTTTTAAAAGATTCAGGAAATGCTTTAGCAACAAGTTGTTTAATAGCACCTTTTCCTTCTTTAGTTAATTTTCTACTACCTACAACACCAGGTCTCTTAACTAATTCTGGAGTACCTATAATTGGGACAAACCTTCCTCCATCCTTCATTTTATAGTTAAACATATACCAACTTTTAGATTTTTGGTCAAACAAGAATACAGGTTTTCTAGCATTAACAGCCATTTCAACACCCCATCCTGTTCCACCTTCTACAACTTTATTATGTAACTTAGGATTCTTTTTAGCATATTTTGTTTTAGAGCTAGCGTCTACTAAATTACCAACTGCATATATTTTAGATGATTTCTTAACTATTTCAGCATTTCTAAGTTGTAGAGATAAAGTATACTCATCAGAAGGAACTCTTTTATTTAAACCTACAGATGCCTTCTCTAATATGTCTATATTATTTAAAGCTTCTTTTTCACTTAATTCTCTTGGAACTCCTGCAACTCTCCTAGCTGTAATACTACCTGCTCCACCTTTAGGAACATAATGAACTGTAGATACACCTGCTTTCTTAAATTGTTTGGCAAACTCTGTATCAGCTCCTTTAGCTCCCCCACTAATTGCCATAGTATCACTTAAAGGCTCTCCAGATTTTGTAGCTTTACCTTTAATAACTTGCTGCAACATAGGGTAACCTTTAGTAAAATTCCCTGCTTCTATCTCTTCTTTAGGTATTTGGTCTAATATACCAAATTGTTCCATAAGAATATGGGCAGTACCAGTTCTTTCATCGGCATTTCCCCATATACTTTCAGCTTGTTTTTTAACTTCTTTTTTAGTTATTTCAGGTAATTCCCCATAACCTTCTATTTCTTCTGGATTTCTTTCTACATCTACTTTAGGGTCTTTTAATGCTTTTTTATCCAATTTTTGAATAAATTTACCAGCTTGAGCTTTATAGAAAGGCATTTCCTTTCCACCAAAATATGCACCCATTAAATACTCATATATTTGCTCTGGAGTTGTAGCTCCTCTGAAAGTAGAAGGAAGTCCCATAAAGGCAGAACCTGCTAATCCTCTAACAAACTTCTCTGCTTTTTCAGAGGTTTCTATTGAATACTTATAATCTTTAGTACTTTTACCAATTAAACCTCCAATACCTCTAAAAACACCACCTGCTATAGCCCCTCCAAAAGCACTATGCATCATTCCATCTACACCATCCCATACAGATGATATAGCACTAGCAGTACCTAAGTGAAAAGCTCCTTCTGCCATATGTTTAACCTTATCTCCTAAGAGAAATGTAGTAGCAGTATTCATAGACTCAAAGCGACCAGCTTGACTAGCTTTTAATACTGGTTTAATTAACTTCTTTGCCCCTTGTGTAGCTAGTTTGGCACCAAACATAGGGACAGAATATTCACCTAATGCAGAAGCAGCTTTAGCCAAACCAGTTAATCTTAAAGCTTTAGCAGGACCAGCTATAATACCTGGTGCAAATCCAGCTAAATGTCCTATATTTCTAAAGATTGCTTCGTATTCGTTATCAGGAGGGTCTGATATTTTGAGAGTGGTAAATCCTTCTACAAATCCACCACCTAATTGTTTAATTGCATCAAATAAACTAAAATCCCCTTCATAGAACGGGACATTATGATATTGAGCATGTTGTTGTAATACTTCTAATGGAAGGACATTGGGATTGTCCCCATAAGCTTTTATTAATTGACGAGTTTGAGCACTGTCATATTTAGGAGTAAATTGTTGCTCTTCAGGTTGTTGTTGTTGTACAGCCACATTGACTATTCCGCTAAACTCTTAAGCTCACTAGCTAACCATATTAAATCAGTAGCCAATAAAGCTCCACTCGCAACTTGAGCTCCAGGAACGGCAGCTAAACCTAATTTCGCAAACAATTTAACAGCTCCCATTTTTCCCATTTTTTTACCAAGATGTTTAAGAACACCCATTTTACCATGTTTTTTTATAACTTTATTAAGTAAACCCTTTACATTTTGTGTAGTTACACTTCTAGCTTTAGAAAGAGCACCTTCAGCAGTTTTTATTGATGTTCTAAGTTTCTTAGCTTGAGTTGTACTAGAAAACCTCTTTCCTTTATATGCTTTAGAAGCTGTTTTATATTTATTTTGAGCTCTAGTTAAAACACGTTGTTTATTTGTCATTCCTTTAATTCTTCTAGCCTTACTTGCTTCTATTGCTTCCTTACCAAATCCAGCTTCTTTACCTATTTGGTGTAATCTTTTCAATCCTTTTTTACCATAACCAGTTGGGTCTCCCATCCTATCTGCAAAACCCATACCAAGATGAGCAGCTCCAGCACCTGCTATTGCTGCTTTTGCTCCTGTCCCAGCTAATCCTGCTGCACCACCTTGTCCTTCAGCCCATTGTGCCCAACTTCTTGTTGGTTTAAAATATGGAGACAAAGCTAACTCTTCAGGAGAAGTATTAGCTAAAAAGAATTGATTTAACCCTGGTTTAGTAGATAGAAATTCTCTCATTGATTTGTCAGTTTTATTACCTATAGTTCTATAGGCTTCTAGTTTCTCTTTAATAGCAGGAAGATACATTTCCATTTGAGCATCATATTGTTGTTTGTATGCTACAGGATTTAATATACCACTTCTTCTAGCCATTCTTTTCTGACGAGGAGACATTGAATTAACCCATCCCATATATGCTTCTCCAGCAGAAGGTATTTTATCAATATCACCCCATTCTTCAACACCTTTACCTAAAAGCCCTAATAAGGGAGCAAAAGCATTATCCATTCCTTCTCCTTGAGAAGCCGCTAATTTATCCATTACATTAGGAATTCTGCTGAATCCAGCTCCAATACCAGCGCCTATTTGAGCGGCACCTTGGTTTAGCCCTTGAGAGCCACCACCATGTATTCTTGCATATTCGCTATAATCTACCGCCATTAATCTATCCTTTCAAAATCTACATCAATTTTATCATAATTCACTCGTAAATAGCCATCATAGCCTTTAAACGAGGCATTTGGTACCTCTTGAGCCATAACTCCTTTAAACCTACCTTTACCATAGAATTTATCTTTATAGTCAAATTCGTATATATTTATTCCTTTAGGAGATTTTCCTATTAATTCTATATTTTCTTTTAATGCAATATCAGAGGCTGCTCCTATAGCAGCTCCAGCTAATGAAGTAAACATTCCCATATTTTGGGTTCTGGCGGCATTTGCAGCATTTATTTCGCCTACATAAGCATTAACTTGACCTTCGTTCATTTGTTGTTGCATACCAGTCATTTGTCCCATTAAACCTAATCCTTGTCCAAATTGGTCTTGAAGTCCTTGTTTCCATTGTTGATTAACTCCACCCATAGCTTGATTCATACCCATTCTAGATTGCATTGCAGCTTGTCCAGCAGACATACCTGTCATAGCCCCAACTTTCTGCATTTGCTGACTTACTTGAGCTCCAGTTTCAGATGCTCTTTGAGCCATAAGGTTTCTCATCATCATATTTTGTTTTGAATTAGGGTCCATTAATTGCCTACCTATACCTAATTGCTCAGTAATGAGCCCTTGCGTAGGAGACATTAACTTATCAATGTATCCTCTATCTATCGTTTTTCTTTTACCAAACAAATTTAAGCCCATTAAATCTCCTAAAAATTTATCATTATAATTTACACATACTACATCTATTAAAACAAGAGTTTATTTCCATAATGCTAATCTCATATATCCATCATTGTAATCAGTCCAAGAATCTCCACCAGAATCTAATCTGTAATTAGTATATACATGATGACTAGCATCGCAGGTATATTGGACTTCTGTTGAATTAAATAATAACTCAACTCCAGACCATTCTGTACCACCATGCCTAATCATTCCGTTAACCATAGGATAACATTTTGTAGGATATCCATCATTATAAGTCGAATCTGGAGTAAACCATGCTATATACATTATTGGCAAACAACCTAAATCATGAGTTAGTGTATGTTTAACGTCATCATTAGACACATCAATCCAACCACTATCATAATCAGGCCTAGCCAATACAAATTTATCAGCTTTTTCATCATATATAGTTTTTTTAGCTATAGTGTCACCAGTAGAATCATCACTTGCCTGTAATTCATCTATAGATTTAGTTTGAATTTTAGAACGCTCACCAGGTTTACTTTTAAATTTAACAGAACTTTTTCCTATTACAGGAGTTTTCCAACCTTCAGAAGTTTTGATTTCAAACATATAGGACTTGTCTTTATTTTGAGTAACCCTTGTATCCCCACTTTTACCATCTTTATCAGTAATCTCTCCCTCTGCTTCAGCATTAACAGAAGAAGATAGTTTATTTAAAGAAGCTTCTATATCCTGTAAGGCTCTCTGAACTTCTTCAAACGATTGTAATTTCTTAGGTACCTTTAATCCAGTTTTTTCAGCCACTATTTCTTACCTTTTCTTCTAAATAATATTCCTACAGAATCTATTGACTCTGTCATATCTTCTAATTTAAACTGTACCCATCTACCCTTCTTATTTGCTCCAGTAATTCTATAAGTACTATGGTCAGATGATTCAGATGAATATATTGTATTAGCTGCAGTAATAGTACCACTACTTGTTGTTACTATTAATCTTTGACTACTTTCTTTAAATACTGAAGTACCGTTCAAATCAGTTGACAAACCATTGATTTTAACTTTATTAAATACTTTTCCTGTTGAATCTTCATCCATGGATAATCTTTTGCTTATCCAGGTATAATCTTTATTGCTACTTCCACCACCATACTCATAAATAGATTCACCTATAGGCATATATAGTTCTCCAGAGTCCCCTAAGAATGGTTTGCCAATAGTTGAATCCTCTGATAATTCCCATAAATCCCATCTTTTTTGAGGGACATTGTAAGACCAAATATATTGAAAGGTTTTTGGTCGTTTAAAAGAGTCATTAAATGCTGCATCAGAAAAACTTAATCCCTTTAAATCAGTATATCCTGTATAGTTTACTGTAAATAAAACACTGGATGTTCTAGGTATAAAAGTTACTTGTATTTTAGAGATATCTTCATTAGTTACTAAAGATTCCCAACTTACATCTTTTATATTATCTGTTGTTCCTGTGTTATGAACCTTAGATGCATAATCTGAAGATGTAACTTCAAAAGATGTACTAGTATCTCCTGCTTGTTGAATACTTTCAGATATTTTAGTAGGAGTACTACCATTATGCATATATGCTCCATTTTTATCAGCAAAGAACATTCCATATTCAGTGACAATTAGAGCATCTTTATTTAAACACCCTACTCCTTCAAAGATATCCTCAATTTGAAGAGTTCCTTGATTTACTTTATAAATATTTTTACTATCAAAAACATATAATCTTCCATTAAAATTAGCTAAAGCAGTAGGTTTAGATTTTAAGGTTAGAAAATCATTAGCATAGTCAAATATACTAAACATTCCAGGTCTTGACCTAAATACCATATTAGAAGAGTTTTTAATTCTAGAATGAGAACAATCTCCTGCAAACAAATAACCATCTATTTCAGCTGAAATACCATATTTAAGTCTAATTGTATCTAACACTTCAGATAGTCCAGTTCTTGCTGAATAACTTGCTCCTACAGTCCCATCATCTTCTACTTGTCGTATATAGGAAGTACCGTCATAAGCCCATCCTGAAGCAGTTGAAACTTGCTCTACTAGCTTATAGAAATCAGAGGCAGAATCTCTTCTATATAAACATACATGAGATAACCGTCTACTGTAATCTGTAATTTTTAATTTTATACCTAATTTACCTCTAGTAATAGAATCTTCAAAATTCCATGAAGCCTCAGATAAAGGTCCTTCTTGATAGCCGTCATATATAAAAGATATTTTATAACTATATATAGTATTAGCTGTGAAATAATCTCCACTTGCACTACCTATAGAAGATGCTTGAACTACAATTCCAGATTCAGAGACACTCATAAAAGAACTTGAATTATCATCTGTATCATATCTAATAACATTACTTTGAATATTGCCCTTATCCCAAGAATTAAAACCACTTCTTAATTCTCCTATTCTAGAGGTACTACCTCTTTCAGAAAGCAGTGATTCCCATTGATTTGTTGTCCAGTCTCCAGGCTCATCAGTATGAGTTGTATTTTCTACATCAAATGTATCTTCAGTCGCACTTGGCAACGCTCCATCCCCCTCTTTAACTACGTATGTTCCATTTTGAGCCGTAACACTATCACTTTTATAAGTTACAGTATCTCCTACTGATAATCTATGATTTACACCTGTTAATCTAATATCATCAGTATCATCTGCTATAGCACTTACTTCTCCTCCTCTTAACTTTCTTAAATCCAAACCACCAAACATAGTTTTTAAAGTAGGTGCTGCAATATCTAGTTTTATAGGATTAGCTGGAGCCTGTTCTTCATTAGTAACTAAAGTCCATGTAGCTGTAGTAAGGTCTGTTAAATCAGAACCAGATGTTGTAAATGTAAATATTTTAGGAGAAGTAACAGTCACTTGATATGTACCATCATAATTAGAGTCAGCTGGACAAGATATAGTAACTTTATCATTAGTAGTTAAATTATGAATTACATCACAAGTAAAAGTAGCAAGTTCTCCATCACTACTTAATGTACTTGAAGCTACACCTGTATTTTTATAAATAGGAGCTGATAATGTAGGGTCAGCTTTTAAAGCAGTTCCAGCACTATGCTCTAGTTCTACCTCTTTTAATAACCTTACTGGAGCAGTACATATATTAGAATGATGAGTTATATACCATGTATCATCTTCAACAGGAATATGACCAAAAGGATAATGCACCCCTACATAAGCATGGTCAGTATCACTAGTTCCAGCAGAATGACTAGATACAATATATCTTGTTTGAGTAGTTCCAGTATCTTTATCAACAATTGACAAACATAAACCTGCTAATCCATTTCTATGACCTAATGGACCATCATCATTATTTCCTGTTACTCCTGTATAACCTCTATATTGAAATATTTCTTCTCCAAAATTACAATTAGTTGCTCCAGAGGTAAATAATATAACTGGATGTTGTGTAGCTCCAGCAGTTGCCTGAGCACCTGTTGATGCGTATATATAAGGAGTCCCCTTTAAAGTACCTGAAGCAAGTATGTCCCAACTATCTATCTCATTATAATCATCTGTTGTTCCTCCTGCGCTACCTAAATTATCAAGGGCTTGATGATTTCCTATATGAGGAAAGGTTAAATTTAAATCACACATATATATCTTAGATTTATTGGTTTCTCCTTCTAGGTTAGCTTCAGATGATATATACATTCTACTTGCAAATTGATTATTTACAACATCATCATTAACATGTTTATGTAAGTAAGTACTATCTTTAACATGATATACATGGTCAGGCATAGAAGGGATATCTATAGCTGTATTATTTCCAATTACTAAATCTTCAAATGTATTTTCTGTAGCTTCAAAAGGTCTTATCATGAATCCTGCTCTATAATCTAATCTCTCTATTTTACTTAATATTCCTGGCATATAAGACCAAACTCCATAAGGGACATTAGGCTTTGAATACCAAGTTCTATTATAATGCCCACAAGCATCTCCTTCTGTAAATATATCTCCATTAGTTGGAGTATCTTTGTCAAACGAATAATGAAACATTTGATGGTTAACATGAGCAACCCCATGATTATCAGTTCTATGATTAGCAGAACTACGTGCGTAACCACCCCCTTTTGGAGTATGTGTATAAATTGTACCTGCATCAGAAACAGTTCCAGGATTATATATATCAATTGTCAAATAAGCGGGGTCACCAGTTTCTACTCCCATTACAGTAGCTCCAGTTTTAAATGTTGAACCATCATCAGATTGAACATAAACACAATCACCAGCTTGATAAAAATTAGCTTCTGCTGCTGTAGTTAATAAGAATCTTCCTAGATTCTGACCATTATGACTCACATTAGCAACAGATGTATAACGAACTTCTGCTGGAGGTTGAAAATCTCCATAATGCATATCTGAACATATAAATAAACACTTTTCTACCTCTAAATCTTCTGGCATATCTGCATGATTTCCATTATTCCAGTCTGCATTTGCCTCTGAACCTCCTTGCCAAAAATTAGTTCCTTGTCCACATTGAGATTTTCCACCACTTCTAATCCAAGGAACTTCACTTCCTCCTATAAGTCCAACAGCATGAGCAGAAACTCTTTGATGTAGATTCCCATAAGGATTTTTCGTAGAACCAGCTACAGAAGTAGTACTAGGAACAACAACTCCTGTTCCATCAATAACCCCATCATTATCATTATCAGCCATGGGAACTAATCCATACTTAGCAACTTTCACTGCAGGGAACCTACCACCAGTACCACTCCATCCTGTATTATAACCCCATTGTATATAAGGGAAATCTATGCCAGTACCAGTACCCGAATTATAATCACCCCAACTACCAAAGCTATCTGGACCATTTTTAATACCAAGATGCTCTATATAGATTCCTGACCAATACAAGTATCTCCAATAAGAAAAATAAGAATATTTAGACCAATCTCCTGTAAATGCAGGATGATGATTAGTAAGACCTTGTGTATTATTAGACGTTAATCCACTTACAACATGTGGGTTTACAGATGGTCCCACACTTTGACCTAATCCAAATAAAACATTTGAAGGAGGAGTTCTATCTGCAAAATAAATAGTTGCTTCTGTTCCTACTCCTGAATTGCCATTATTAGTTTTTCCACAAAACAAATATCTTGCACCCTCACCAAAAGTATCTTCTCCAGCAGGTCTAAATTGTATCCATAATCTTGTATCAAAATGGTCAGGGTCATTATCATCAACTCCATCAGCAGCATGTATATAAGAAGCATTAGGACCTTTAGTTTCTAAAATATCAGACATTATTCCAGTCGTAGCTATTGTAGGAGAACTAGCTGCTGCTAATCCAGCATCTGGAAATACTTCAGTAGTTCCTCCAATATCTCCGTTAATATTATCATTACTCCATTTAAAAGATTTGAATTCAGGATGAATAATAGAATCAGACAATACAGTAGTTTTCCAAGCATCATAATTAACTTGTACATTTACAGCATATATATCTCCTGATATATTTGACATAACATATACTCTTCCTCCACCAAATCCAGCAGACGATTCATCTTCCTTGCTATGGCAAGTACATATAGATGCCAAAGGAGCTCTTAAAGGTTGACTCCTTTCAATAGTTCCAGCAGGATAATTAGGGTCAGTATCACTTGCAGCATCATTTATTTTATCAGAAGGAGTGATTCTATATATGTGGTAATCACCATCTCTTATTCCATAATAATAGTAAGGTCTATAGCATACGTATCCAGTAGTACTAGTCCTATCAGTACCTCCAGTTCGTGAAAAGAAGCTATCGTTAGCAGGGTCGGCATCTAAAGAAGCTAATCTTTCACATGTAATAGTACTTCCTTCAGCAGTTACAGACCAAACACCAGCTCCAGCCCAAGTAGTACCAACATCTCCCCATTCCCTTACAATTATATTGTCTCCTACTTTTAATCCATTACCAGCATGAACTATTGATAATTCTGAACCAACAGAAGCTAATGTTCCCTCTAATTTCTCATGTTCTCCTGCTACACATATCTTTGACAAACTACCTGCACTTCCTGAGGCATATTGATGTATTGTATCTTCATCTTGATATAATTGATTTGAATAATCCTGCCCAAATACTTTATTATTAACATATCCTATCCATTGAGGACTAGAATCACTATCCTTACTTCCAAGACCTACATGCATTTCTCTATTATTAGCTATAAAAGTTTGTTTAGAAGAAGATAATTCTGTAGACGTATAAGGTGATGTGTTAATTCCGTATGATGCAGTTTGCACATCATATGAATCTTGAAAAACATCATTTATATATCCCATATTACCTTTTATATCATCCCAAAATATTAAATCCTTTACTCCTGAGTTATCTAATATAGAAGTAGTAGATACTGAAGAAACATTACTTACGTTAATTAAAACAGTATTTTCTCTTAAATCAGCTAAATCAATAGCTATTTTACTATCATGAGGGCCCATAGAAGCAAAATCTATCGTCAAATCTGTGAGTAATCTTTTTGGAGTAGTAAATGTAAAGGATAATTTTCTCCATTGTCCATCAAGAGTATTCTCTTTAGAATCACCATTTACATCAACTGCAGTATCACCGTATTCTCTATAAATATCTTTAAAGTTTATCCATCTTTCTTCAGTAGTAATATTACTTGTATTTTTACCAACATATCCCTTATTTAGAGCATTTGAAAAATTGTCAAACCTACCATCTTTCTTTATATAACCGCCATTCATTCTTAAAGATAAACCACCTTGTCCAGGATTATAAAATGTGAGGGTTACAGAAGTACCATTAGATGCCAATTGAGACATTTCAAATTGAGTTGTAGAGGTTACAGAATCTACAGTTGTTCCAGTAGGTACACCAGTTCCTGTGACAAGCATTCCTGGAACTATAGGATTTCCTGTTTCAGCACCATCATCTAAATCTACTGTAGCACTATCTAATGTTTTATCACAATTAGCAACAGTAAAATTACTATCTTCATCTTGAGCATAAAATGATAACACATATTGTTGGTTAGGTTTCAATAAATCTTTTGATACTTTTTGTTGTAATCCATGATTAACGCATTTATAAACTTTCTTTTGTTCAGGGCCATTTGTAAAAGATAGAGCAGTAGTTCCCCATATAGCCCTTTCTATAGTTACGATACTTCCTTCAATAGATACAACTCTCATATATTCCCAAGTAACTTCGTTTGTCATTCTTATTACATCATTTTTAGCTAGTAATTGGGCTGGTTGGTCATTTACAGATTCTGTAAAAAAGATTTGTGTATCAGTAGTTAATACACTAGTATTATTTCTAGATGTAACTCCATCAACATCACCTATTAAAACAAACTCTGATATCATTCTCATATATTTATCTGCTCCAGCATTAGGATAAAACAAAGCATCTTGGTCAGCAGCTCCATCAGCTGGAATACCTGGATTATCTGATTCATCATCTAAAGGCCTTAACCCATTAGAGGTTGTCCAAAAACCCCCTGTGTCAATCTGAACTACGTTAGCATCGGTTGTATTTCCTCCATAACCGTATTCATTCGTAATTACATTATTTTGGTCTTCTCTATAACCTTCATGAGACCAATGATTTATTTTATATTGCTGGGCATCATCTATAGTTTGAGCAGGAGCAGTTTGGTCTACTTGATGATGGAATGTATGATTTTTTAATAAATTAGCTTCCATATAATAGATTTGAGCAGATTCTGTTTCAGAGGTAGGAGCAGTATCTAATGTTATAACACATCCAGTAGATGCTTCAACTTTCTTAACTATTTTAGCAGAAAAACCATTATTAGCTCCATTATCAACATCTTGATAAAAAGTTACTGTCTCTCCCTCTGCAAATGGAATAACAGATACAGCACTTCCGAAAGTAACTGTTTTAGCATCAGCATCAAATACCATAGATTGATTTGCGGCATTTGTATCAATAGTACCGCAATATCTAGCTTGTTGATTAGCAGTCGAATTAGCATATAAGTAACTTGAGTTTCCTCCTAAATTATTCCCAGACCATCTACTCCATTCGAATACATCACTAAAATCAAAATCAGAATCAACATAGTCAGTATCTCTTTTATGGATTTGAAAATATCCTTTTTTAGTTGTAATTTGAGAATTGTGTTCACCTGCAGTTGTTGAATTTGGAATTGTAATTTTATTAGCATATATAAAATATGTATTATCAACTTCAATTATTGCTTTCTCACTACCGAAACACCCTCTTTTAATTAGAAACTTATTATTGACAGTATCTACGCTTTCTATCTTTATTATTTCATGGTTACCTTTTAATCCAGTAATGTCGCTCTTTGTAAATGCTATATAATCATCTGCAAAAATATAATTATCCATAGTTAGATGATTATAAGTAAGAGTTAAGGTATCATTACTTACTGTAGTAGTAGATACTACTATTGATATCCTTCCACCATGACCATTAGCACTTTCTATAGCTTCCTTTATTTCTGCAGCTATATTACCTTGTCCGCTTATACTATTTAATTGAATTCTAACATTCCCTGAAACATCTGTTGTTCCAGTAGCTCCATCATCATCATCATCAAATATATAAGTTATAACACGCCCATCTGGAGATGTAATAACCAAAGTACCCGTATCATATTCAGATGCTGTTGCATGAATTGAAACTATTGTTGCAGAACCACCACTAAATCCTGATATAGTATATACACTATCACTGGTTATTGTACCTCTAGTTATAGTATTAGTATCAGTTAAATAGGATATTTCAAGAGCATCTTTTGAGATTTCAGCAGAAGTTTCAAAAGTAACATCCATTGAATTATAAGTATGAAAGACCTTCTCCATCCAAGGCCTGATAAAATGAGCTGTTAAATACTCAGTTTTACCTTTTGTTCCTATAGCCTTTAATCTTATTGTATCTGCATCATTAGCAAAATCTATATTATCTACTTGAAGAAGTTGATGTCCATATATAGGTAGATGATTAGGTCCTTGATTAACATCATGAAACCCAGCTCCACCCCAAGATATAGGTGTAGATAAAGTAGTAAATAAATTCCCAGAACTTGCAAATAACTTATCATTCTTAATTGCAGATAAGATACCGTGTTCTGCTAAAGGATTGATATTTAAAGAAAATGCAGAAGCATTATCTGGAATATCTCTTTCAGAAGCATTTAATAATGTTCCCTGATTAAAATTCCTAATCTCTTTTAGTTCTTTTGGCATCCGATTCCTTAATTATATATTGACCATTCCAAGTAGAAGTCCAGTAATCATTAGGAATCTCTATGTATTTCCGTCTAACAATTGTCCCCATACTGTTGTCCTTCCATCTATAATTTGTACTATATCTACTGTAAACCTTCCTTTTGCATAATAGTCAACAATCGCAAAAGCATGAGCCCACTTATGTTTTCTACCACCAAGCCATTCATTCTTCTTAGCCCTCATATCTTTTAAACAACCCAAAGACCAAGCTGATTTAGGTCCATCCATATATGTAACACTATCTTGTTGCAGGGAATGATGGTGGCCATACATAATATTGGCACCTAGTTTTCTAAGATGATTCGCTGCGTGGTACTGTCCACCAAAATGGTGCCCATGATAAAAATAGAGCTTTCCTATTTTAAGATACTCACCAGGTTTATGGTATTTATATCCTCGCTCTTTGAATCTACATACCCTTTCAAAGCGATAGTCAAGATAAGGATGCTCTAGAACGAATCTATCCAACCACTCATCATGATTCCCTGCACAAATATGTCTATCATTACAATTCACTTTATCTAGTGATTTGTCTATTATATCAAGTAGCTTATTAACATCATCCACATCTTTATCTACATGTGGCATTATATACTCTAATGGGGGTTTCTTTTTACGCTTCCATTGCCAATGAGACACTGATGCCCATTCCCCCAAATCGCCTAAATCTATGTATATGTTAGGCTTGACTAATTCTATTGCTTTACAAACAACATTAATAGCCGCTTTATCATGCAAGGGTGCGTGTTTATCTGGAGTGACAATAGCTCTGCTAATCACTCCTCCCTTTTTATTTTTCATTCAAAAAGCCTCTAATTATATTCAGATTTTGGACAGTAACCCCAATCATCTGGATTTGTCCAATATGCCTTAGCATCTTGCAATTCTTTCTCTGTCACATCTTTGTCAAACTTCAGATACATATAGTGGCATTCATCGCATTCCCACAATAAAACGTGGTCTTCCGTTCCCATTACTTCAACCCCAATAATATTCTTAGCTTGACAATGTGGACAAACTTTTGGCCTATGTTCGAAAATAGTATTTAAGTCTTTGATTTTCACTAGTTGAATAATCATTTTGCCAGTTAGCTTGTCCACTAAGTCGTGTAACATTATTATCTTATTTGCAAGTTTATTTCCCACGACCCTTTAAAGCGTTAAATATAGGCTTTAAAACCATGTCAAAGATAACATCATCTTTAGTGGTGGGGGATAGTTTAACTACTTTTTCTAATACATACATACTAAGTAGAATCCATTCCCAATTTGCTGTAAAGAAACTCATCATAGAATACTCCCTATTTTATTTAGTTTTAGCTATATCACATCCACATTTTCTACAACATATGTACTCCTGAGGAGGATGCGAATCTTTTTCTAACTTATTAATTCTTTTTTCATGATTGCTAGCAATCTTCTTATCAGAAGTTTTTTCAATAGCCTTCATTACTTGTTTAATAATTACCTTTAATATAAAAGCTTGTATCATTTCTGTATTCCTAACCAAGTCAAAATAATCCCTATAACAATAGTCAAGGTGCTTCCTATAGTTTTAACTGCTGTTATATTATTTTCTGCTTGCCTCAATCTCCCATTAATTTTTTCTAAATGTTTATTGTTTGAATCTACCCTTTCTTTAATATGACCTAAATCACTACAGATTTTAACTAAATGAACTGTTATACTATTTCTATATTCTTCAGTTTTATTAATACCTTTTATTTTCATTCTTCTCTTGCATCCTTAAAAATTTTTCTCTTAATCCGTTCCCACTCAACTTAGCTATAACTTCTACTAATGTTTTATAACTATTCTCTAATCCTTTTTGTTCTAATTGCATTTTCTTTTGTTGGTCAATAAGCTTAACTATAATACTCTCAACTCTATTAAAACTTTCTCTTAATTCCTTTTGTAGTTCATCTTGTATAAACTTATTCTGTTTCCATATGAAAAACCCAAATGCGATTGCAACACATAAGGGTATTCCATATTGTTCGAGAATATCTAACCAATTCACTTCTTCTCTTTTTTAGTAGAACTGTCTTGTTCTTCTTTTATCATTGATTCGACAAACTCAATTGCACCTTGAACCTTGATATACACTTCTTTTGCTTGTTCTTGTTGCTTTTTTAAGTTCTCTAACTTTTCTTTAAGTTCCATTTATTCCTCTATTTAGTTTAATCTATCCACCACCACCACTAGTACCTAATAATCCTGTAGCTTGAAGGTCTTGTATTAATCTTGCTAGTACTGCTTTTGTATCATCTAAATCATCAGCAGTCTTATCGAAACTTCTATCAGTCCCTGTATAGTGATTCACTGTCCAATTTGGAGCTGCTGCAGGTGTTGCATTATTTGCTGCAAACCACCCTGTAACTTTAATTGCAGAACCTGCATCATTCCCTAATGTAATATTACAAGAAGCATCATCAGATTGTCCAGTAATTTGAATACAGGATTGTTTAAAATCACCCAATGACATAACTCCAATATTTAATTCTGACGCTTCTTCGTCATCTACTGCTGAAATAAGTTTACTTTGTATTCTTCCATAAATATTTTCAGTATCTTGAACTGTACCATCACTTGTATCAGCATCATTTCCTAAAAATGTAATAACACCCATAATATCATTATTAGCAGGACTTGCACTATTCCTATAAAGTGTCATACCTGGAGAATTTGTTACTCCATCTTCTGTATTCTCCAATATAATAGCTGCCCTTATACCATCATTTACAATTTTCAAGCATTCAGAGCTTGTATCCCATAACATATAATGACCATCTGCATCTCCAAAAAACTTTACATCATATCCTGTATCATTTACTCCTACTGTTAAAGTATTATTTAATTGCGTTGTACCTGCAACTTGCAAATTTCCAGAAGGTATCTCAACGTCTACACCATTATTTACTGTTGCACTTCCTATCAATCTTAATCCTGTAGTTGCTCCTCCATCATATTCTGCTACTCTAAATTCTAGTCTTCCTGATTCACTTCCTGCTGTTACATCATCTGCTTTTGCTTGAATTGCCGCATATAAAGTTTTGTTACTACCACTATCTTCACCATGAAATATAATTCTACCTATTGTATCGTTATCAACAGGAGCATCACTATTTCTATATATTGATATATCAGGACTATGGTTACTTCCATTATCAGTTGATTCAATTATTAATTGAGATGTTGAAGCATCAGTTGTTACTAAATGCAAAGCATCTTCACTGGTATCCCACAACATATAATTATTAGCTGTATCTCCCCAAAATTTAACATCATATCCTGTGTCGCTAGCACCAACTGTTAATGTATTGTTTAATTGGGTTGTATTAGTAACAGTTAAAGTAGAATCTAAAGTCAAGGCAGATGTTATATTTCCACCTGTTATAGTTAAATCTCCAGCAATTTCTAAATCTCCAGTTTGAGTTAAGGACATTTTCGTAGCAGTACCAAGAGTATATAATCCTACATCAAATCTAAAAACATCACTATCTGCATCATTCCCTATCGCCCATTTCGCATTACTAAGACCAATATCTTCTGTAAAAACTATAATACTATCAGAATTCACAGCAGAATTAACTTCAATCCTTGTTGTAATCGAATTATTCGTAACTTTAAGTGAGGGGGCTCTTATTGTCATACTTCCATCAGTGACATTAGTTATAATCTCTCCATTTCCAAAAGTAATTTCATTACCTGTAAGAATCAAATTGCCACCTATAGAAGCATCACCACTAGTAGTTAATGCTCCAGCTACAGTAAGAGCCTCACTTGCTAATGTTAATAAATCAGTATCATCTGTATGACCTATAGTAGTTCCATCTATTTTAATATTATCAACAGTAAGCGAACTGCCTGCTACTGATAAATCAACTACTTCTTTTGTCCATGTTGGCATATCTACTCCTTAAAAATCTTGTTGTCTCACAGAACCTACATCTGTATAATTGCTTTTTGAAAATTTCTTACCTTGCTTAACACCTTTTTCATACTCCATATCAAAGTATTGAGCAGCTTCTATATTTAAATTTCTAGGGTCTTTATATCCTGTAGCTATTGCTTTATAGGTTAATACCTCATGGTACTCCCCTGGAATTTGATTAAAAGTGTTTGTCAATTCATTTATACTTATATCAGAATCTCTAGATATAGCATATATTCTAGTAGCCTTAACTGCAGTTATAGATGTCCAATCAGAATTATATCCATCCTTAGATACTGCATTAGTAGCTTTTTCTACTATACCCATCTTACCGAGTTTATCTATATACCAAGCTCTTATTACCCTAGTTGCCATTAAGTGTATTCTCCTGTATCTTCATCGTCAATAATAGGTTTGCCTATCAATCTAGGTATCTTGACATCATTTAGCCAAACACTCTTGATTTTAAGTATCCTATTATCTATATCATAATATCTCTGATTAGCTACTGTATTTAAAGTATAACTATCCTTAACAATCTCTGTTTTAGCACAGAAATCATTCTTAGCCCTATTTAATAGCCTTACAATCTCCACTTCACCCATATGAGGATGATGGAGTTGTACTAATTCCATCATTTCTTTAGTTGTCACTATTTAGCACCACATATAACTTCTACATAAATATTACCTGTTGATGCGGTTGCCCAATAATCATTAACTGCATCTAAAGCTGTACCAGGATTATGAAACATAATTGATTCTCCTGGAAATAAGCTTATATATTCATTTGCTGCTTCTTGAAAATGAATCTTTAAATATGTAGAATTTGCAGTGCCAGTATCCTTATCAGCACTTGTAAATCCACTATGCTTTATCCATATAAAAGCAGTGCATGCAGTACTACTTCCTCCAGCACCAGCATCTAATTCATCTATAGTACTTACTACTTGAGAATTATCTACATAAGTTATATTATCATCACTGTCTAATTCAAAATCAGCAGATGAACCTAATCCAGATGCAAGAGCCTCACTTGTTGGGGTATCATGCTGAGCCGCATCATTAGCTGCGTCCATTCTAACATAAATATTAGAACTTTGAGCAATCTGCATTCTTGTTGCATTCGCCATTATTTTCCTCCTTGTTGAGGTGGATTTCCTCCACCAATTAATATTTGTATTCCCTGATTATAATCTTGTTTCAATGCAGCATACTGCCCTTGAAGCCATTTATAATCAGTTGAATGTTTTTGTATCTTAGCACCATAATCTGCTAACTCTTGTCCAAATCTAGCTAAAGCACTTTGATTATCTGTTGATACTTTCTGTATCTCAGAACTATACTTTTGTAACTCATTAGTAAAGGTAGTTGTATTTTGTTGTAAGTCATTTGTATACTTCTGTGATTGTGCTTGTGTTTCAGCTTGATATTTAGATAGGTCAAATCCTGTTTCAGCTTGATATGTTTGTAAAGCCTTACCTAATTTAGCTTGATAATCATTTACAGATGCAGAAACTCTTCCTGTTTCTCTTTGTAAATCACTACCATATTCTTGAAGTTTGCCTTGATATCTCTGTGTCCACTCTTGAAATACTTTGCCAAACGTCTCATTAGTCCACTGTTGGACTTCTGTATTTACTTGAGCTTGATAAGTTTGAACTTCTTGACCATATTTCTGTAAATCTCTACCTTCTTTAGATTCTTTTAATTGTGCATCCTGAAGGTCTTTTTGTAATTTAGCCTGATATTCGGCACTTTCTTTATTGAATGTATTTAAATTATTTTGTATGTCACTACCATACTTCTGTAAATCAGTTTGTCTTTTTGTTGTCCAGAGGGTTACATCTTTTTCCATATTAGTTGAGAAAAGTTGAATCTCTTTATTTACATCCATTTGATAAACTTGTATCTCATTAGAATGTTTTTGCAATTTTCTACCTTCTTCTGACTCAGATAACTGAGCATCTTGTAAATCCTTTTGAATATTAGCTTGATATAATATATTTTCCTTATTAAATGTATTTAAAGCATTTTGCATATCTGATTGATAAGCTTGTAATGCAGATTGTTTTTTACTCTCCCATATAGTTATTTGCTTAGTATAATCTAATTGCCATTCTTGAACCTCAGATGCAACACTTGCTTGATAAGACTGTAATTCTGCTCCATACTTACTTAATTTTCCTTGTTCAAAGGTATTAGCATTTTGCATAGCTACTTGCAAATCTTTCTGTAATATAGCATTCTCTTTACTAAATTTAGCTTGAGCCTCATTCATTCTTGCACTAAACTCACTTATTTTTCCATTAATCTCCTGTACTCTAGCTGCATTCATCTCACTATCTTCCTCAGTAGTTATCCAGGTATTAGTATCATTCCAATCAGGAGCGTTCATAACTGGAGCTGTAAACGTTGGATTTGTCAAACCACTAGTATCGATAGATGTAGAATCTAATGCTGGAGGTACTGGAATTACACTAGAAATTGTCAAACTTGTAATAGTTGGAGCAGTTTCTAAGGATAAAACAGGAGCTGTATAAGTAGGAGGAGTTCCATTAAGAGTAACAGATGATAAATCTATACTAGGTGGAACAGGGGTAACTGAAGCTAATGTTAAATCACTAATAGTAAGACTATCTAAAGATAATACTGGAGGAATATAAGTCGGAGCATCTCCTGTTATTGTAACACTTTTCTCTGACATAGTCGGAGCAACTGGAATACTAGGTAAATCCATTGCTGCAATAGTTGCTAGTGTAGGAGCAGTAAATACGGGTGATATAAAGCTTTCAATAGTTCCAACCTCTGAAAAGTCTACATCTACTCCTGCTGGAGCAACTGGCATTACAAATGCTGTTGGAGCAGTATAACTAGGTAAAGATGTAGATATAACTGCTACCACAGGTACTGATAAGTCACTAGGTAAACTAGCTGACTTTTCATTCATTTTATTATGCAACACCTTACATGCTGCATATAAAACTACTAAATACTCAGCTTCATCTGGGAATTTAGCAATAGTACTAACTGCGCTCACATCTAAATTAGGAAACTGTATATGCTCAATATAAGCAGGTTGCGCATTTGTTGGTGCAGGATATACATACAAATTATCTCCATAAATAGTCCACTTAGGGCTACCCACTGTTGCAAAATGTATACTAGTGCTATCAGTTAAAGCTCCATTAAACTTAGATTGAATATAACTAGCTATTTGATTAACAGTCCCATCGCTTCTTATAATACTAAGTATTTTACCTCTAGTATCAATACTAGTAAGAGAATTGGGAGATGTATCTAAAGTAGTAAAATCCTTACATCTTTGCAATAATTTGCCTGGAAGAACATTTATTATTTCTTTTGCTCCTTCATTTGCCCAATCGCTCATCTCAGTATTATTAGCGCTTCCTGCTAATGCTTGTATTTGTAAAGCTAAACTTTGCATTATTTCTTACCTTTTTTTGTTTTACTGTTTAGATTTAACTTTCGTCTAGTATCAGGTTTCACTTGACCGTTCCAAGGATTCCCAATACTAGATGAAAATCTGTTTGCTAATTTTTTAGCCATTATCTAGAGCTTCTAGCTTGATTTCTACTTTTGCCTTGTGTATTACGAGACTTACTTCTTCTTGAAGTTTTTTTAGATGCTACTTTTCTTTTTCTAGATGTAGCAGGTGTTGCTGAACTTCCTACTAGATTTATATGTGTTACTGTTTTTTTTGACATTACTTCTCCTTAATTTATCATTAAAATACAAGGCCAATATTGGTTTGCTGCCGCAATAAACGGCCCACCTGTACCTTGTACGTATTCTGTTCTTATTTTTGCAAAGCCTGCTCTACCAGAAACTGATGCATTTAAAGTTTGTGCTGTACCACTATTATACGACGATGGTGTAGTATCACTTGCTGGAAGATTTAGATGTACTGGAAAATCATTTGTCCCTGTGCTAACATTTCCTGCTGTATTTACATCTTCAAATACTTGACTACCATATGACCACGTTTCATTAGTAGCCCAACTATAAGCCCCATCACTTGATGCTGTAGCATGAGCTCCATCTTTATTTGAATTCCATGCCAAACTTAATGAAATAGCTCCATTTCCGTAAGTATCCTCTGTAGATGTCACTGCATTAAGAGCTCCATGACTTCCAAGAGAGCCTTCAGGTTCATACATCATAGGATTAAAGGCTATTGAAATACTTTTTTCTTTTAAATTTGCTGGGATTATCTCACTATGATATGATGTATCTTCTGTTACAGGAACTTGTAAGTAAGTCGCATAACCACCATGATATATTTTACGTCTTTCCATTGTATCGTATGAAGGTAGAGTTACTTTATAAATATCTCCATCTTCTGCTGTTGATTTACTAACTACTTCAATAGCAACTCCAATATCGATAGTAATCCATTGTTTGTCCAGATAGGTTATATCCCAATCATAATAAGAACCATCATAACTTGCATAAATTGTTTCTACTAATCTATCATCAAAATTATATTTTTCAACTTTAAATAAGTCCGTTGCGCTACTTGTAAATTCTACGAGATAATAAAAATTGCAATTATGAGAATCGAAACAAACACCATTTCCTATAGTGCCATCACTACCACCTTCTGTTTGGGTTATATAAATATTTCCATCAGTACTACCAACTCCATCTTCAGTTCTTCCTAATTGAAATGGTTTATAGTAGTACGGAAACCACTTTCCTACTTTAGCACCTGAATTACTAGCTCTTATTACATCTCCCATGATTAAGTACTATGCATAAAGACGTTAATCTTTATTGGTTTAGCTGTATTATCTACATCACTACCTGGCGTAAGTGATATTCTCATATAAGGCATTCTTCCGTATGTTTCAAAATCATATATACCATGTCCAACAGTTGAACTACTACCAGCTCCTATATCCCAAGTTACTAAATCAGCCATTTTAACATAATTAGTTCCATCAATTGAACCCTCTATATCTATATCAGCATTACCAGCATCTCCTGATTCTAATGTAGCATTAGCACTATTGACTACTACTGTAAAATCTGAATTTATTGCCCAATCAAATGATTTTGTTGCTATTGCAGCAGTATCTTCCATCCACATATGGCATTCATGTCTTACTTGAGCATTTATACCACTAGCTCCTGTTGCGCTTTGAACTACGCTTACATTAGCTTCATTATCAGCTGCTCCTGCATTTGTATCGACAGCACTATTAGTATTGCTGCCTAATCTTGTCCAACTACTTGTCGAACCTGCCATAACTTCCTCCTTCTAAATTTATGTAGAA